TTAAATTGGATAATTTGCTGTCAATACTTCAATCTTATTTTTCTTTCTACTCTTATAATGACCTGCACTTACTTTTTGCTGAATTTCAATGTTGTTCCACTTGTGTTTTTTAGTGTATTGTTCTAAAATTTCGCTTGGGTAGCTACTTAATAAAAACTTCCCTTTTATTTCACTTAGGCATTTTAATAGCATTTCAAAATCTTCAAATGTATAGCCGTCATAATGCCCCATGTTGGCATTATAATAAGGAGGGTCAATATAAAAGAAAGCATTGGAGCAATCCCTACTTTTTATAACATATATAGCATCTGCACACTCTATTTGTACATTTTGCAATCTTATTGCTAACTCCTCTGTAAAGTCTTTCTTTTTGTTATCTATTTTTAGCGGCAATGTGCTTTTCTTTCTATCTGTTCCCCAAGTGCCATCTAACTGGCTACTAAAACTTTGAGAACTCAACACCCACACAGCCCATGCTCTTTTTACTTCATCAAAAAGTTTGGGTTTATTGTAAATAATATGAGCATCATCGTGCAGCTCTCTACTATGCAGCGTAACACGAACTAAAGCATTTAGCTCATGGTAACGATTTTGTACTACTTTGTAGAAATTGATTAACTCCTGGTTAGTATCGTTAATTATTTCTACTTTACTTTTTTCTTTGGCAAAAAATATTGCTGCACCACCTAAAAAGGGTTCGCAATACAAGTTATGCTCGGGGATTAATGGAAGAATTTTTGAAATTAATCTTTGTTTGCCACCATAATAGCTGATGGGTGTTCTTAGTGTAGCTTTTATCATGTTTTATTATATTTTTGTTATTCTCACTCCTTGCACAAAAGTTGGGGCATTTTTTACTCCCTCTTACCCTTATTTACATTCTTCGGTTTTTCGCCTTCTATTAACCTGGCGTTTTTTTGTAAAAGTTCTATGATAGCTCTGGTTGTGCTTTTGCTGTCTATACTTACCTCAATAGTGTAGAGTAATTGCTTATACGTTGTAGTATCAAGTACTATGGCTATCATTGGCTGCTGTGTGCTGTCTTTTTTTTGTTGTGCATTAGCAACTGTAAATGCTACTGCTAATAATAATGTAATGATTGTTTTTTTCATATTTTTGTTTAATTAATAATTTGGATTTTGTATTTGCAAAATGAGCCACTTGTTATTATCTCCTTTGACTATTTTAGTTGAAACAAACCCTTTATCAGTCCAAGTAGTTGTATCTATTGCTTTAACTAAAAATAAATCCCTATTTGTGGGTACATCTAATACATCTCCTTCATAACAAAAAACAGCATATTGTTCTCCCCATGTGCTTACATTCTTTATACCAAATTCATAGGTCTTGCCAACGGGAACAGTGCTAATATCTGGTAAGGTTAAAGTAGCTCCATTTTCTGCGAAAATGATATTATCGTTCACATCTATATCATAAGTGCTATCATTTAAAAAAGTATAATTTTCTACACTCATTCTGCCGTTCCAATATGGCATTTTAACTTCAACCCTATCATTTGTAGCTGCTGCATCATCATCATCGGGTAATAAGAATTTTGTTATGTAATTTATGCTTACATTTTCAAGGAAGAAATTGCTTTGCCAATTATCCCATTTAGATACGAGGTTGTTAAGGGAAAAATTTACCCAAGCACTACCACTCCAACGAAGTATGTCATTAGTTGCTTTACTTGTAATAGTTACGTTACTAAGAACATCTAATGTGTGGTTGTGAGAGGTTAAAGAGTAGCTGCTTAATGCACTTGGTATTACATAATCTGAACCTGGTACTGCTATTTGGTAAGTATTTGCCCCTTTTCTAATCAAAATACCATCTGTACTTATTCCCATTATTGCATCTTTACTTATTGAGTTTCCTAATCCAACATCTGTACCTCCAATATTAATTTTATTATTGGCTAATTGTCCATTTGTTATACCTGCATTGCTCGCTAAATTAGAAGTTGTAAGACCTGTAATACTACCACCTAATGTAATTGTACCAGATGTAGTAATTGTGCCACCTGTTAATGTTAATCCACTTACTGTACCTGATGTAGCTATTGATGTTACTGTGCCTGTATTAGTGGTAAACCCTGCACCATTTGTTAATTGATTAGTATTGGTAGGTATAGTAATTACACCTGTGCTTGAATTATAAGCACCACTACCTGCTGTATATGATAATGCTGCTCTTGCTCTTGCATTGGTGTAATAAAGATTTGTACCTTCTGCTATATCTGTTGTAGTAGCATCTGCACCTGCTGTAATTAGCCCTTTTGCATCATAAGTTATTTTAGTTTTGGTAGCACCTGTAATAGCTGTGTTTGCAATGGTGTAAGAATTGTTATCTGTTGTTCCATCTGCTTTTAAAAATTGTGAAGATGTGCCTCCTGATTTTATAAATGAGGAGGCTGTAATATCAGTATTAACAACAAAACTCTTAGCTCCTATATTTACATTACCAGCAGTATCTTGTGTAAATCCGTAATAATTTATATTTTGTTTCACAAAATTATTAGCTACTTGAGATTTGGTGGCGTTATTGAAATAAGTGCCAACATACATTCTGCCGTTAGAATTGTTTCCCGAATAAATGTAATCGTTAAAGAAAGCATTAGTAGCAGTAATGTTTGCACCAAATGTATTAACGCCTGTCCATGTTTGAGTTGATGCAAGTTTTGCATCTCCAACACTCCAAGTTCTGTTACTACTTAAATCATAAGTAGTACCATTAATTGTTATTGTTCTTGAAGTTGGAGTATAATTATTAGCCATAACCTGCGAAATGCTATCTAAACCTTTTTTATCTCTGTTTCTGGTAGTGATGGAAAATGTGTCAATAGTAGCAGAGCCACCATTAAATGTTTCAAACAATGTTTTGATTGACCATTCGCTCATTAATCGGCTTTCGTATTTATTTGCCATTACAGTATCATCTACAATGTCTGTAATGGTTTTACCACCAACTATTAAAGCTGCTCTTGCCTTTATTGTTTGCCCATCATAAATTTTTGCTTGCGAAAATGCAAATGTTGTAATTGCTGTAAATGCTAATAAAAAAAGTATTCGTTTCATATTTTTTAAATTTATCCTTTTGTAATTCTTATAATTGTTTCTTCATTAATGCCGTTAAATGTTAGTAATGTTTCTGTGCTAAAATATCTTTTGCAGTCAATAATATCGTTAGCAGTAATAGATATATCATCAACATATTCTTGGTTATCGCCTCTTTTTATATTAATAGTTAAAGTGCCTGTAAATTTTATAAATGTAATATGACTAATAAGTGTATCAGGAGGTACAATATAAGAGCCTACACCAGGTCCAATAAACACAACATTATTGGTAACACCTGCTGCATCTGCTTTTGCATTTAAAACAGTTTGCAAATTGGTAATTGCAGAGATGGGTATAGATTCCTCTTTATGCCAAAAACTATCCATCCATGCATGGAATTGACTTTGCAAAGGCTTTGCTGCCGTTACAAACCAACTCTTAATTGTGCTTAAATTAGTAACTGCCATTGCTTATAATTTTTGAATGAATAATGTAACAATATAGGGTTGCAAATTGTTATGAGCTGCACCACCACCTGTAAATGTTGTAAAATGGTTAGGCATATTATAGGTAGATGAATCATTCATATTAGTTGGGTTTACCCTGTCATCAGGATTATTTCTTCCTTGTATATAGCCATTAATGTAATTATTATCATCAATTTGGTTATCACCACCAGTTGGTACATAGTGCCTATGGCTTGGTATTTCATTTGTGCTTAAAGTGTGTGTTTTTGCACCACCTGTTTTACCAAGCTCATTAAACTCTGCTTGTGCAGTATCAAGCATTACACTTACTCTTCCTTTTTTATTGATAGTGCCATTTTGCCCATTGCAAATTGCCCAACCTGCTCTTTCATTGATACCAAGTCCTGTGTTATCAAAATTTGCAGCCAAATAAGTTTCATCACAAGCAATTTCTTTGATGTCGCCTGTTTGCCAAATTGTGTCAATTCTTTTTATTAATCCATTGTCTGGATTACTCTTTCTAAAATCAGCCCAGGTATATTCAGTTAATGGATTGCCTGTTACGCCAAATGTTGCATACCTGTTGTGATAGTATGGATTATTTGCTCCACCAAAAAAAGTCCTTTCAAGTGCAGTATCTACTATAATTATTTTTGATTGAACAGCACCACCAATAAAAGGTAAAATTTCCCCGTTAATACACACTTTACCATTGCTTACAACACCACTTACATTTTCGCATCCCTCTAATATATAAAGCCTTCCTCCTAAAAGACAAATCTGCTCTACCTGCTGTATCATTTCTTGCAGATACTTCCAAGTATCTGTACTGGCAGGCCAGCCTTGCATTATGTCAAAATCTAATTTTTTCATTTTAGTATCTTATTATGGTGTAATTTTTACTTGCCAATTTGTATTCTTTTAACAAACTATGTAAGTAGCTTAAATCTTTTTCTGCTGTTACTATGCCATAGGGTATTTTTACAACAAAGTCAATCCCACTATCTGCATACATATCATCAGGCCAGAAATAAACAGTGTTTTCAAAATTCACATCTCTTAAATCGGTTTCTGCCCAAAAGAAAAAACGCTGCAATCCTTCAAAATCTTCTAATAAAATTCTCCTTTCTGTTACATCTAACTTATCGTTTAATACTTTCCTTAAATAACATATTTGCCCATTGTGTTGTAACCTATATAGTGTTTCTTTTACAAATAATACATAGGTATTATATACTTGTCTTACAGGTAGCATTGCAGCTTGTAATACAAGCATTACTGTGCTTTGTCTTAGCCATACAGGAATTAACCATTTTATTAATTTTTTAAAATCTACACTAAGCTGAAACATCTGGTAAATAATTTATAGTTAATCCATCTACATCAAATTTTGCATATCCAGCTTCTGGAACAAAGCTGCTGGCTATACTTGTATAAGCACCTGCTCCTGTTTTCTTTTCTATTGAAACCAAATCAACACGCCTTCTACCAACTCCATAAGCACTTTGTAGTGCATCTATAAATTGTGCTACAATAAACTCTCCATTAAAATCTAAATTGAAAGGGAACTCTTTGGCTACATCTTCAATACTTTTTCCTGCTACACCATCAAGCCTGTTACCTTCTGAATCTAATAGTAGTGGGTTGTAAAAAACATTTATTGTAGCTTTTATATAATCGCTTGGGCGATTGTAAATAATTACCCTTACGCCTGCATCTTTAATTTCTTGCACATAAGCAGTTAGTGCAGCTTCTTGTGGGTTGGTTAATTGCTCAGGGTTTCCGTTACCATCTTTTTTGGCTACTTTAATTAAAAGGCTTCTTATATTATCAATCGTTGCTTCATTAACACTGGCAAATGCTACTATTTTACTTGCTTCTATTTGTTCGTTTGTATAGCCTGTATTATCAAATTTATCACTATCTGTTATTAAGTTAAACCCATACTGAAATGATAAAACTTTTTGCCTATACCAACGTGGAGTGTGTGGTAAAAGCAACGATAAAATTTGTTGAATTTTAATTACTGTATTATCCCAAATAACTTCTAAAGTGTAGTGGCAAAAAGCAATGGCATAAAACATAATACGCCAAATAGCTACTTTGCTTGTGTTATTGAACATAGCAATAGCATTGGCATTTTCTACCTCTGTAGCTTTGGCTAATGCCTCTGCTTTCATTGTTTCAAATATTTCGTTTACTGTTCTTGCCATTTTATTGAACTATAAAATTTTCTTCAATTCGCCAATAATCAACACCTTCATTTTCACTAATAATACCTGTTATTGCCGATGCAGGTTTTATGTTTTTTTTATCAAATAATGATACTATCGCTGTTTTTTCATTAGCTACTGTTGGTATTATTAACTCATCTCCTGCATGTATATCTTCTGTTATTGTTAGATTGTTTATTTCTATAATTTCTACATACCTACTCGCATCGCCTAAATATTGAATAGCAATGTCAATTAATGTTTGTCCATGCTTAACTATTATAGTCTCCATTAATGAGTAATTTACCTTTGCTATAAGAAATACTTTTTATATCAATTCCATCACTGGCAAATTGCCTCCTTACTGTTGCAATCATGTTTGCCTCATCTTCACTTTCTATAAATCCAAACAATCCTACACCTGCCGTTGGAAATTCTTTTATACTACCTGGTTCTGTTATTAGTAAATGCTCTTTGTGTTGTTCATTGCTTCTACCTATTGCTATATCATCAGCTATTATCTGCAAATCATTATCACTATTTACTATTAAGTCTGTCATTTTATGCTATGGTGCCAGTGCCTGTACCTGTTTGTGCTGTTGCTGTTCCTGTAGTAGTTACATTAACAGATACTTCTGCACTGGCAGTTATATGTTCAATAATTTTGTTAGCAATGGCTTTCCAAAAGTTTAACCTGTATTCTTCCATTGCAGCTTCATCTTCACTATCTACTTCCTCATCATTGTATAATAAAGAAGCATTGTATAAATCTTGTCCTAATATATCTTTATCAAGAGCCATTTAAAACGTTTTTAATTTTTGTTTTCGCCTGTGCCAATTTACCCTTGTTAATATTTGTTCCTTGCAACACAATTACTTTTTCCAAACTTTCAATCAATAATTTTAAACCGCTCCAAAGTGTGTCTTCTCCTTTTTTTATAACATGCCCATCATTCGTAATTTCTAAAGAGCTATTGCCTGTCTTAATTTTCAGCTTATCAATTTCACCAAAAGCTATTGCCAACCAATCTGCTTCATCTTCTATTTGTATGGCTAAGCACCAAGTGTTTTGTTTAGGAAAAGAGGTAATGCCTTCTTTTCCATCAAGCACTACTCTTAACCTCACATTGCTTATTTCTACCTCATCATCATCAATTAGTGTGCAGGTGTAATTTTCTTCATCTATTGTTTTTACAGTTGCTAATATTGTTGATACACTGGCAACTTCTTTTATCATTCTTCTTAACGATGCTCTTATTTCTTCATCTATGTACATATTTTACACTTGTATATCTAAACCAATGGTTTCCCTTCCTCCACTTGCACTAAAACTACCTTCTATACTTTCTATAATGTATTTGCCTTTTTTTTCAGGGTACATGCCACAACTAATATTGCTTACATCATTGATGTTATTGAATGGAAAAAGGAAAGTGGTTATTTTACCACGCAATGTTTTATTGTCTTCAAAACGTTGTTTGTCTTTTAAATTACTTTTAGCAAATTCACTGGTTACATCATAGCCCTGTACTCTCAACTCTTTTACTCCTTCTTTACCTACTATTTTTGTACGTTTTTTTTCGCCTGTTTCGGCTCTTTGCCCAAATTGATATTGTACAGTAGCAGGTGGCTCTACATTAAAAGATAATTCTTTATCATTAACAACATTCCAATTAAGCCTATGGTTAATTACACTACCTGTTGTTTTAGTATATCTAAGCCCTGCATACAACTCATTAAAATTGAAATATACAGTCATTAGCATATTGGTTTTAATCCAATCCAACGCTTGTATAGCTGTTATATTTCTAAAAATTACTTCTTTCAATTTTACATCTGGAATATGCTTACTTAATACAATAGCTGTGCCTTCTGTAAGGTATTGTAACATTCCCTTTAGTGTAGTATTGACAAATTGCTTGTTAATGTTTTTTTTCTGGAGTAAATAGCTATACCCTTCACATTCTATTACAAGAGGGCTGCTCAATATTATTTTAGCAATAAACCCTTCAAATCTTTTGTAATTGTTACCATCATAACCTGCTTCTATGGTTACAGGCATTCCAAGAGTAAATACACTGCCTGTTTGAATTTTGCTATAAGAAGTATTTTCTTTTATGGCTTTTAGCATAGCAATAGCAGGTAATGTTATAGTGGCTGAATCGCAATAATTATCAAAACTTCTACGCCAGGTGCAACTACTGCACTTGAAGGGCTTAAAGTTTCCAATGGTAATATTGTTAGTCATTCTAAACATTCTCTTTGTATTCTAAATTGAAAATACTATCGCTTTCTAAGGTTATACTAAATGGTCTTACATGTTTCTTTCCTCCTTCTACTTCTGGCATACTAAATGCTGTTATCACTACTTTTTGCTGCTCTGTATCAATCATGCCTTTGTCTTCTAAAAAGGGGCTTACCAATGCGTTGTCTATATTAAATGCTTCGCCACTTTCGTGTAACTGTTTTAATAAGTATATATCATCTTCTGGCCACACCCTTGTTTCTTTGTCAATTAAAAACCCTTTTACATTAATAATATAATCATCTATATTATACAGCTCTTTTACTGTTCCTTTTCTTTCACTTACTGTTGTTTTTACAATATTTGTTTTTCCTTGTATGCTCACAATAGCATAGGGCAGGTGCAGCTCGTAACTACCATTGATACCTTTGAATGGTAAATTATAAAATTTGGTGGGTAGCCAAATTTCAACATTCTTCACGTTTTCTAATAATACATACCCCTTCTTTGTAAACCTTACTTTTTCGTTAGTAGTATCAAATTTTACTAATTTATCTACACTTACACCTACCGTAGATTTAATCCCTACAATAGCTCCTATCATGCTTGCCTTACCCCCACTATCTACTGTATCATACTCCACAATACCTATATGTGGTTTATTACCAAAATAACGCTGGTACAAGTTTTGTATGTCTTGTATTAATAAACTCATTATCCTTGCATTTTAGCACCACTATTTAATACACGCAGCCACATACTTTTAATTTCTGGTTCTGCTTTATTAATTAAATCTTCGGGGTCTTTAGCTGCTATATCTATTTTATCGGCAAATTTTAATGTTACACCATTTATATTGATTACTCTGGGACCGCCACTAACTACGCTTGTACTTACTTTTTCGCCATCGTTATTAGTGTTGGTATTACCAGAAATACCATCTGGAGATGAAAGAAGTTTTTTAGCATCTTTATTACCTTTAAAAAAAGCCGAAAGAACGCTCCTTTTAATGTTACCTGCTATATCTATTTCTTTCCAATACTGGACTGTTTTTCCTTCTGCAGCTGCTTTTTGGTCTATATTATAGTCTTTATATACTGTTATTTTATCTGCACCATATCCACCACGTGTTGTTCTTCTTTCTGTTTTCGTTTTAGCAGTGAAAAAACTTCCTTGCAATGCTAATTCGTCCATTCTGTTTCTAATGCCTATTTTCTTTTGAAAATCTTCCTTAAAACTATCTTTATACATCTCTGCTGCAGCCATTGCTTCGGCATGTTTAAACAAACTTTCTGTATATTTAGTTAGTGCTGAATCTCCATTTTTATATACATCGGCAATGTCTTTAAAAATGCCAAAATGTTCTTTGCTAATTCCGTTTAGCTCTTTCATTGCTTCAACACTCTCTTTACGTCCTTCTTCTAAACCTCTTAACTCCTTTATACGACTAATTAAAACTGATGCTCTTGCCACTTGGTCTGAAATTGCCTCTGATGCTTTTTTTCTAACATCTGCTTGTGCTTTATTTTTAATAAAAGCCTCTGAATTTTCATCAACCTGTTGTGTGTACTTTTTAAATAGGGATGTATTAGAAACAAGATAGGTTGCCAATGCTCCTAAACCAAGCATCAACCACCCAACAGGCGTTTTTAAGAAAGCAATATTTAACATATTCACTGCTGCTGTCAGACCATTTGTAACAATAATGTTGATTGCTTTGGCTTTTACTTCCATTGCTTGAGCAACACTACTCCTCATTGACCACAAATAAGTAATTATCTGATAGGTATTGTATAATTTATAAGCAGCAAAAGCACCCAATGCTGCTGCAGTAATTAGAATAAATGCAGCTCTGTTTTTATACACCCAATCAACAACAGACTTAATACTGTTAGCCAATATTTTTATTACACTACTTAGTGCATTTAATGCAGAATTAACAACAGGCAGTATCATCATACCTAAATCTGCCATAATACTGTTAAATTCGTCCATAAAAGTACTTATCTGACCTTGAAGGCTTTTACTCAAACGCTCCATCATTCCATTAAACCTTCCACCTGTACCAGTAGCACTTTGTAAAGCCCCTTCTATCATTTGTACAGATATTTTACCCTTACTCATCATACTATCTAACTCATCCATACTTTTTCCTGTCTTTTTCGCTATTTCCTGCAATGGGTTAAATCCTGCATTTACCATTTGTAAAAGTTCTTGACCAGCAAGATGACCCTTTGCATATATTTGACCAAATGCAAGACTAAGGCTTTGTAATCTCTCAGAACTACCACCGCTTATATCTCCAAGCATTTTTATAGTTGGCAGTATTTTTTTTGAGTTCATTCCATAGTTAAGGAGTGTTTCCCCTCCCTTTAAAATATCATCTTTACTATATGGTGTTACATCTGCATAGCCTTTTAATTGACTATACATTTTATCGCCAGCTTTATCACTACCCATTAATGTACTAAATTTTATTTTTGAACCTTGCACATCCATTGCCTGTTTTAGGCTATATCCTGCTGCTGCACTTGCCATTACAAGTGGATTTTTAATTAATCCAGAAAAAGGGAGTTGATTTACAGCATCTTTAGCCCATACTTTTAATTTGCTGCCATTAATAGTTTCCAGCCTTTTTATATTTCCATTCAGGCTGTTTATCTCTTTATTGATTGCCCTGATTTGGGCTTCTGCCGTATCGGGCAGAAGATTTCTTCTTGCTTTAAGAGTATCAATTCTTTGGGTCATTTCTGTAATACTTTTGCCAGTAATGCCCATTGCCTGCTTTACATTATTAACACTTTTGGTTATTTGTTCAAATGAATTTCTTGCTGCTATATTGGCAGCGGATAATTTTCTTAGTGGCGAACTTACTAAGTCATGTAATTTTATTGTAAATTGCAGCAAATTATCCATAATACATGATTCTATTAAGTATATATATACTTGCTTCTGTAATTATTTTTTTATATGCTTTTATCAAAGGTTCGTTTAGAGTATTACCAACCGCCCTATTATTAATGTTTGGTATTATTCTTATTCCGTTATATATTTTATATGCAGGAACAGTTGGTATTAATAGGCAAAATGTATTTGGCGTTTTGTTTTTTTGGGCTTGTATAGTTATTATAGCTTATTTACACTTTATACATTAGCTAAGATTTCCATTGTTTAGCCTCTTCTTCTCTTACCCAAAGCAACTCGGTTAAAACTTTTGCCCAATCTTCATCACTTAATGTTTCTGGATTTATATGCGTGTAATATCTAATACAGGCATCTCCTTTCCTTATCCATTCATAAGGCTTTATCTTAAACAGTTCTAAATTTTTTTTAAAACGGCATTTTTCCTTTCAAGGATTGAGGATAATTCTGAACCTGCGGCAAGAAAATACTCATCATCAGTTTTAATAATTTCTGCACCACCAAGCCAACAATCATTAAGTAGTATTTCATTAAAAAGCATTGGGTCGTTTTCACTCTTTGCCGTAGCACTACTAAGTTCGTTTCTTGTTGGCTTTCTTAAATAACAAACAGCATCTTCTATAATAAGCTCATATACACTATTATATTGTTTCTTCCATGATGCTATCTGCTCTTCGGTTGCCTCACCTTTCAATGGTTGTTTCACTTCTTCCATGTTGTTTATTTTTATAATTAAAAATTTATTATTTCATAGTAACTTTCATAGCAAGGGCTGGCATATCTACTTCAGTAAATTTTGCACCCTGGTCTTGTCCAAATTTTATATTGCTAAATGCTACACCTGCTGCTACTATTGTTCTCATTTTATCGGTGGCATTTTTTTTAAAGCTGCAAGTAATGGTGATAGCATCATGTGGCACTTCTAATATATCGTCAAAACCTGCATTTAATGCAGCATCGTTCAGTGCATCTACTTCATACTTTAACAGCTTTAATGTTACAGGATAGGTTTTATTGCCCACTTGTATGTCAATAGGCTCATTACCTGCACCATGTAGGTACTCTTTGTCAATGTTTTTTTCAAAAGAAAACCCTCTTAAACCTACAAATGTTCTGCCTAACATTTGTAAAGTGATGTGTGCATAAGCACACTCTTTAGTGGAGAAACCCATGTTTATTTTTTTTAAAAAATTAATCTAATTAAGCTGCTGTATTACCTGCTGTAAATCCTAACTCTACATCTATATATGTTAAGTAGCCAACAGGAAGTACACGTGCTTTTACTTTTAATTTGCTTGTGTTGATAATGTTTACTGTTTTGTCTATAATTACCTCTACTCCGCTAATTCTGCCATCCATAGAGGTAACAATTCTTTGTTTAAGCAACTCCTCTAAATACACAGCTTCTGTTTCTTTAATTGTTCCATCTTCATTGGTAGCTACTTCGCTTTCCAACTCGTTAATATAAGTATCTGCTACTATTTTTGCTACTGCATCTATTACTGCACCATTGGCTAATATTTTATAGTCATCATCACTTGCCATGTTATCTATACCGAAATAAAAACCTGCTTTATTGGGATAAGTCATGTAAGTTATGTAGCCATAGTTGTGTAATTCGCTATTGCTTAAATAGCGTTGTGGACGATAAGTAATGCCTCCTGTAAAGTCTGTTTTAGCAACTGCAATATTTCCATTGTTATAGGTATATAAAGTAGAGCCATTAAGCGTATCACCACTGCCTGTTGGTGCTGTTATGGTAACAACTTCGTTAGTAACTGTTGCAGTATAACCATGTGTAGTAGTACCTGAGTTAATAGATGCTTTTATAGATGATGCAACCAATATTGGCGTACTATCGCCTATAATTTTAGTATAGCTTGTTATACCTCTCCAGTTGCCTGTATTGGCTTCTATTACATATATATATATAAAATCACCATCAGTGCCTTTATTAGTAATAGTAAGTGTAGATGTTGCCTTTGCCTCTGCCTGTTCTGGTATCAACAATCCATCTTCTCCCAATGCTTTTGTGCCTATAAAAATATTTTGAGCACTTAAAGGGCCGTTGGCTACTTTACCTATTTTAATGTTTGCAGCATATTTTACTTTTCTGCCCAACACTAACCCAACACTGGCACTTCCATCATTCAATGTGCCACCTACTGTTACACCTGCAAATCCATTAGATGCTGTTTTAGGAGAATAGATAGTTGTGCTATTTTCATTGGCAATTCTTCCTTCTATAATTACCCTTGTAAAAATTAATTGGTTGTTCAATCCTTGCACAAATGTTTTTGCAGCAGCTACCGCATTACTACTATCTGTGTCTAAGAAGTTTGCACCACCGTTATAGTCTAATAATGGTTTTCTAAAAACACCCATATAAGCTATATCTCCATTACCAGCTTTAATTAATTTATTGGCATAATTTACATTAGTAACATCAAGCATTTCTTTCATTGTTACTGTTGGCGATACAAGCAGTAGATAAATTTTTTGAGCAGCTGAGATTTCTGTATAGAACTCTTTAATGTGCCTGTAGGCAGCAGGTTCTAATGCTGCTGTAATACCCTGTGCTTCTGCCTCTTGCACATTATGTATGATAAAGATTTTACCAAGATTTTCAGCCTGAAAACCTGTGCCTATTAATCCTGCAAAACCATCAATATTAGCAACAGGACTTTGAATATTTCCGTTGCTGAATTTTATAGATAACTTAGGTGTACTCATTGTTTTTATGAGTTTAAAAATTGATAATTATTTTTTACGTTTGCTTGATTTTGTTCCTTCATCTTCTGATGAGTGTTCAGTTATTTCCTCTGTTGGTTCTTGTGTTGCTTCCTCTGTTGGTTCTTGTACTATTTCCTCTGTTGGTTCTTGTGCTACAACATTGGCAGGATTACTATGCACTTTAATGTTTTTGTTGGCTTTCATTTCGCACCACTTTTCTGCTACTTCTTTTGCTGGGTGCAAAACGCCTTCTACTGTTTCAAAACATTCTTTTAAATGTGGGTAAGCCATAAAATAAACCCTTACTGATTCGCTATTCATGTTTAATTATTTAATTGTGATAAAAACTTTATTGCCACTTTTTATAGAACTTTCCATTTTTTTAAAAAATTTATCAAAAGCTACCCTACTATTGCCTACCCAATCTTTACTTCTTGTAGTGCCTAATAAAACACAACCTAATGTATCTTTATCGCTATTGCCTGGATGTATTCTAATAGCATCATAGCCTGGTACATTTAATAATAATGGCATGGCTTTTTTAAACATTGGGCTGTAGGTGATAATTACTTCATATCTTCCCTCTGGTATGCAAGTGTCGCCATATAGTTTCCTTTTGTTAATTTCCGCAAGGCTCATGTTTTGCTTTAGCCCTCTATCTACATCTTCTAAAGTATAACACTCGTCATTTCCATCAACCAGCAATCTGCCTGTTGTTGTTGTAATAGTTCTTATTTCTCTAATAAGTGTTAATTCCATTTTGTTAGTAAATGTTTTGCTGTTTTTAAAATGGGGTTCTTAAAAAAATAAGCCGTTATTAATATAGAGTATGTGAGTAAATACCACACCCATTTAGGTATATGTTTTACAGGCTTATCTACCTGAACATACTCCTTTGTTATTTTATTGGCGTTGCTATACTGCTCCTTAACTAACTGCTCTTCTAAAATGGTTATTCTTTTTTGCAAACTATCCTGCATACAAGTAGCTGTTATTTTTCCATTTTTAATTTTCACGGAAAGTGTTAGATTTTTACTACTATCTGCTTTGTAATAATCTTCACAATCAAGTACATCGTACATTGTTATAGTGTCTCCAGATAGATATAT